TCTTCCAGGAAGTCGGGGCCGAGGTTCTTATCTGTGCGGGCGACCGACAACAGGCGCGAATCGTCTTCCGAGAATGTTCTCGGATGGTCGATCTCGACCCTGTCCTCTCGAAGAAACTTCGGGTGATGCGCGACGTTATCGAGTACCCAGAGACGGGATCGGTCCTCCGCGTCCTCTCGTCCGACGGGTCCCGCGCCGAAGGAACGAATCCCTCGATGGTGATCTTCGACGAACTCCACGTCCAACCCGACGACCGACTCTGGAACGCGGTTAACCTCGGGTCGGGCGCGCGGAAAGATCCTCTCGTCCTGGGCATCTCGACGGCGGGATCGAAGACGGATTCCCACGGACAGGACTCTCTCTGTTTTCGACTCTTCCAGTATGGGATGAGAATCCAGGCGGGCGAGGTCCAGGACGAGGCGTTCTTCTTCCGATACTTCCACGCGCCCGAGTCCCTCGCCTGGGATTCTCCCGAGGCGTGGGCCGCGGCGAACCCCGCCTTCGGAGACTTCCTCGATCCAGAGGACTTCGCGGCGGCGGCGCGGTCGATCGCGCCCGCCGAGTTCCAGACGAAACGCCTTAACCGTTGGGTCTCGACGACTACGGCCTGGCTACCGACTGGGGCGTGGGAACGGTTGGAGACGGGACGGAAGATCGAGAGGGGCGAACCTTGCGTTATCGCCTGGGACGGATCGTTCCAGTTAGACGCATCGGCGGCGGTCGCCTGTACCCTGGACGGATTTATCGAACCTCTCCTCCTGTACGAACGCCCTCTCGACGATCCCCATTGGAAGGTCGATATCGGACAGGTAGAACAGGACCTCCGAGACCTGGTCGAGGTCCGCGGACTTAACGTCCTGGAACTCGCGGCGGACCCGTTCCGTTGGTCGCGTTCGTTGGAGGCCCTGGATCGAGAGGGACCCTACGCGGGGAAGGTGGTTAACTTCGCCCAGAGTCCTATCCGTATGGTGAGCGCGTGCCAGAAGGTAGTCGAGGCGATCTCCCAGGACGAACTCCATTGGGGCGGGACGCCGCATTTAACCGCCGCCTTAACGCGCCATCTAGCGAACGCTACGGTTAAGATCGACAGGTTCGGACCCAGGATCGTTAAGGAACACAGGGGGTCCGTTCGTAAAATAGACCTCGCGGTGGCGATGACGATGTCCTTCGACCGCGCGCGGTACTATGCTAACGAGGCCGAGAAGCCGATTAAGAGTGTGGAGTTTGTGAGTCTATGAAGTCGAATCTCCTCGAACTAGCGGGCGTCGGGATGCTACTCTGGTCCGCGTACCTGGTCCATCCCGCGATCATCGTCGGACTAATCGGTGTCGCATTAATCGCCATCGGATATTCGAGAGGTAAGAAGTGAGCATCCTTCGCCGCGTACTCGGAACAGAAGAGAGTCGAGTCCTGGGCGGACTCGGCATCGTTCCCCAGGCCTTCGATCGCGCGCCCGTCTTCGGGACCTCGAAGGTAAACGAGAAGACAACCCTCGGACTAGCGGCGGCGTGGTCCTGTATCACTTTGCTATCCGACGTCGCCTCGACTCTCCCGATCGATGGGTTCACCAGGGACAACGGAACGCGACGACCGTATCGACCAGGCGGAGAGAAGCCTCTCTGGATGTTGACGCCTTACGCCGCGGAACCGAACGTCGGAATCCAGAGTCTCATCTCGGAGATCGTCGTCTCGATGTATCTAGCGGGTGAGGCGTTCGTCTACGCGCCGAAGGACCCAGAGACACTCCAACCTCTCGAAGTCCGCGTCCTCGCGCCCGACGCGGTGAAGATCGTTCGTCGCGGTCGAGACGTTGTCTATGTCGTGCGAACGGGACAGGACGTTAAGTCCGTCGAACTCGGACCCGATACGATTCTCCACATCCCGTTAATCCGATTCCCTGGACAGGATCACGGGATTAATCCGATCGAGGCCCTTCGTCGAACGATCGGTCTCGGGATCACACTCGAAGAGTCCGCGACCGCCTTCTTCGCGAACGCCTCGACTCCGTCGGGTGTTATCGAGACGTCGGAACCACTAACACCCGAACAGATTAAGTCCCTTAAAGAGGGATGGATTCGCCACCATACGGGCGGGAACGCCCACGCCCCAGGAATCCTGTCGGGCGGCGCGACGTTTAAGGCCCTCTCCTTCCGACCAGAAGACGCCCAACTCCTCGCCTCGCGAGAGTTCGGAGTGGCCGAGGTCGCGCGTATCTTCCGCGTCCCACCCGCCCTCCTCGCGATGACGACCCCAGGGTCGATGTCCTTCGCGTCGGTCTCGGAGTTAAACCATATGTTCGTCGCCTATACCCTCCGCCCTCTCGTCGAGAAGATCGAACGCGGACTGTCTACTCTCGTCCCTCTTCCGAATGGGTTCGTTAAGTTGTCGATGGACGCCCTCGTTCGAGGGAATCTTCTGGACAGGTACAACGCCCACCGAATCGCAATCCAGGAAGGCTGGGAGTCGATTTCCGACGCGCGCCGTATGGAGGACCTCCCACCAATCGACGATCCCGCCGCGTCCGCCTATCGACAACCTCTTAACCAGGCGGACTCTGTTCTCGCCTCCGCGCGACAGAAGGCCGATATCTACGCCGCCCTGGTGGGCGCGGGGATGGACCCCGCCGAGGCGAAGAAGATCGCGAAACTGTAAGAGATGCCACGATTCGCGACGCGCCATTATGCGGTCGGAACGGCGACTCCTGTCGCCATTGGGACCGCGCTCCCGAATATCGTTCACGAGATCACGGTCTTTAATAACTCGAACGCCGAGATCTTTATCGGTGGCGCGGCCGTCGATACCGTCGACGGATTTAATCTTCCGAAGAAGACCGTCGCCCTAACCTTTAACATTACGAACGGCGATATCCTCTACGCCATCGCGGACGCCTCGGGCGCGGTCCTCGAAGTCTACGATTACCAGGTGAATATCTAATGTCGGAGATCATCGTCGACCTCGACGATACCCTGGTCCTTTCGGGCGACCGCCCGAACGTCCCACTCATCGACGCCCTTAACGCCGAGGTTATGTCGGGCGATCGACAGATCGTTATCGTCTCTGGGCGTAGCGTCGACCGCCTCGAAGAGACGCGCGCCTGGATACAGGAACACGGCCTCGCGGGTGTCGAGGAGATCCACCTCTCCGATTTCCCAGAGGGTCCGAATGCGTCCGTCGCCTTTAAACTCTACAAAGCGGAACGGTTAATCCAGGAGGGGATGGATGTCGAAGAGGCGATCGACAACGATCCAGAGGTTCGTCGCGGATACGCCGATCTCGGGTTGGAGGTCTACACGCCCGACGAATATATCGAGGACCACCCAGAGGAAGACGAGGACGAAGAACTCCGCGCGATCGATCCCGAGGGATACGAACCGACAGAGGAGATGAAGGCGGAGGCCGAACAGGCCCTCGAATGGCGTCGGGTATTTGGTCGAGGCGGAACCCTGGTCGGGGTCGCGCGGGCGCGGGATATCGCCGCGGGCCGTCGCCTTCCGTTTAACACGGTCCGTCGAATGTCTTCCTATTTCGCCCGACACGAAGTCGACAAGGAGGCGGAAGGATTTAATCGAGGCGAGGACGGCTACCCTAGCGCGGGTCGAATCGCCTGGGGTCTGTGGGGAGGAGATAGTGGTCGCGCCTGGGCGTCGCGTATTATCGAAGAGGCCGTCGAAGATAAGGCGGTCCGTAGCGTAGAGGTAGAGATGGGAATCGAGTTTCGAACCGCACGAATGGAACTCCGCGCCGTAGACGATACGGGGATGGAGTTCGAGGGATACGCCGCCCTCTACGACTCTCCGTCCGCCGAAGGTACGACGCCAGAGATCGTTAAGGACACAGCGTTTAACCGATCCATCGCCGCCGTCGAACGCGGCGAGTGGGACGTTCGCGCCTACCAGGACCACGATCCGAAACTCCTTCTCGGAACTACGAAGTCGGGAACCCTATCGTTAAAGTCCGACGGTAAAGGTCTTCTCGCGAAGATCAAACTAAACCCCGAGATCTCCTTCCATCGCGACCTCGCGGCCATCGTAAAAACGATGGGAAATAGTTTGGGGATGTCGTTCGGTTTCTGGAATACGAACGCGAACCGCGTTAACGATGACGGAGTTCGAGAACTCCGCGACGTTAAGTTGGTCGAGGTCTCGGCCCTAACTGGTCTCGCGCCGTACTACCCTGGAACTATTTCTCTCGTCTCTGTCCGTGGTCTCGCACAGAAGGCGGGCGTCGATTCGTCCGATCTTCGCGACGCGGTCGCCGCCCTTCTCGCGGGTGAGGCGACGGAGGACCACGCCTCCATCTTGGCCTCCGCGATCGCCGCATCTTCGCGCGACGTCGAGGGTGTCCCGACCGTCTTCGGCGGGACGAAGGAAGAGATCTCCGCGCCTGTCGAGGAGACTCCCGCCCAGGTCGAAGAGGCCCCAGTCGCGGTCGAGGAAGAGGCCGCCCCAGTCGTCCAGGACGCCGCTCCTCGTCGCGTACCACGAACCCTTCGCGAGAAGGAACTGGAACTCCGCCGCCACGCGGTAAAGTAAACGTCCCAGATCGACAGGGCGCGCGCGACAGGTCTTCGGATCGTCGCGGTGGCGAACCACCGTCGGGAATCATCGTCCCTATTCTGGGGCGAAATGTAGTTCCCCACTATGGGGAGAAGGTGGACAAGATGAGTACGACTCTTCTTAACACTCTTCACGACGGCTATCGTCGCGACTTTGAGGCCGCTAAGTCTCTCGTCGCCCAGGCCGCCGCGGAGAATCGAGACCTAACCGCCGAGGAAGAGGCCCGTTATGCGGCCCTTAACGGCGCGATGGATTCGAAGATCGCGAAGATCGACGACATTAAGAAGTCGGAAGATCGCGCGAATAAGATCGCGGACCTCGCGGGCGCGATCGAAGTCGCAACGGGTAAGACCGTAGACAACGACGCGGACCTCCTCCGCGCTGTTCTTACGGGCGAGATTCGTTCGGCTAAGTTCGACACGCGCGCCCTGGCCACGGCCACGGCGACGACGCCTGTCTCGTTCGCGGACTTCGTAGTCGAGGCCCTCGTTGAGGGGAATCCGATCTATGACGGCGCGACGAAGGTTCGAACTTCGGACATCCGAAACATTACGGTCCCAGTAGTAGCGGGCACGGCGCCCGCCGCAAGTTTCGTGGGCCAGGGTGGGACCATCCAGGCCGCCGATCCTGTGTTCTCGTCCATTACTCTCGGCGCGTTTAACGCCGCGACGTTGACGCTCGCATCACGGGAATTGGTCGATAGTGCTGGATTTAATTTGGTGGAATACGTGGGTCGAAGCGCTGGTAGACAGATCTCCGCCCTCGCGGGTTCCGCGATGACGATCGGCACGGGAACCGTCGAGCCACTCGGATTCGTATCCGCGCTCGTTAATGCGTCGAAGACGACGACCGCCGTTAAGGGTGGAACCGCCGCGATCGCCGCTACGTTCTTCGATGCGACCGACCTCGCATCGGCCCTGTACGCTCTGGCTCCTTCGTACCGCAACCCGAATACGGTGTGGCACGTCGCGACTTCGGCTATGTCGAAGTTGCGCAAGATCCAGGACACGACGGGCCAGTTCCTCCTCCAACCGTCCCTCGCGGCGGGCGCTCCCGAGACTCTTCTCGGGTATCGC